CCGATCTACCAATAAAAATAAAGACTTGGTGATATGGCTAAGAAGAAAGACGAGCAAGAAAAGGTGAAATGTGGCGAATGCGTGAACGGTAAGCCTCACAAGGGACTAGCTGTATGGTGCAAAGTGCTAAATACCGGAAGAGTAGCTAATAGTCTTAGGTTTTGCGATGTATTCAAAAGGAAATTATGATTACATGATATAAAAAACATGCTTATGGAGAATTAGCGTATGGATACAAGGAAAGAGCTGACAAGCTATTTTCCGCACGATAGCAATGCCAGAAACTCAGATAAGCTGATTCGTTTACGAATGAGGCATAAAGCCGCCGGATATGGTGTTTTCTTCATGATATTAGAACGTCTTAGAGAGGAGCCAAACTATATGAGTGTCAAAGATTATAACATGATAGCCTTTGACCTTCGTGAGGACGCATCCTTAATAAAATCCGTCATTGAGGATTTCGGGTTATTTGTCTTTACCGAGGACGGTAAGTACTTCTACTCCGAGAGTTTCAAGCAAAGGATGGGATTCAAGGACGAGAAATCAAGAAAACGATCAGAAGCCGGGAAGTTAGGCATGGCTAAAAGATGGGGAAATAACAATGTTATAACAAATCCGCAAAGCAACGATAACAATGTTATAACAAAAACGGATGAAATTGTAACAAGAAAAGAAAAGGAAAGGAAAGGAAATAGAGAGAGTCTTAATACGCGTGAGACGCTTTTCGAGAATTTCAAGAATGAGTTATTGGGGGACGAGGAATGGCGCAGATACGCTTGCCAGATATCGGGATTGAGCGTCGCTTTCAATGACCTCATTCCCGGCGAGCTGGATAACTTCCTAGCTTGGATGGTATCCACCGGGGAAGGCGATACGCTAAAAACGATAGATGACGTGAAGAGACGATTCACCTATTGGTGGCAAGGAACAGGACTAAGGGCTTATAATCAAAGACATAATGGAGGAACAAGAAAAGAAACTTTCGGAGGCTATACAAGCCATGCGGGGGCCTACGGAAAAAGAGAGGCTCCAGCAAAAACAGGTGTTCAACCTAGTGAAGAAGCACGCAAGGACTATACAGAACGTTTCTAGGTACGATCTCTCGGACGATGCGGAGTACATCAGCCACGCCCGGATGATAAAGGCGCTAGGTTGTAATTACCTAGGGATCGAGAGGCGGCAATTCGAGACAGACAGGGGGAATGACAAGGTTTTGAGATTCCTGTTGTATTATTTCAACGATTGCCCGTTGGCCGAGTCCGTATTCCCGGAGGAGAACTATAAGCTGCACAAGAACCTCCTTATCGTGGGAGATCCGGGAACGGGCAAAACGCTCATGATGCAGATATTCGCCGATTACCTGAAATTGACGGATAACCCCAAACGCTTCGTGAACCTATCCGTGACCCAGATGATGAACTATTACAAGATCCATGGTCACATAGACAGGTTCACGTACAACGAGGAGGCCGGGAAAGGGAGCATGGAAGGGAACCCGTTCGATATCTGCCTTAACGATATCGGTCTTGAGACGGAGAACCAGAAAAGCTACGGCACCAGCCTTAACAGCGTAATAGACGAGTTCCTATACGCAAGGTACGAGATATACCAGTCCCATCAGAAGAAGTATCATATCACTTCCAACCTATCCGTCACGGATTTCAAGAATCGGTTCGGAACTAGGCTGGTGGACAGGTTCAAGAGTTTTAACGTGATAATCCTAAACGGAGAAAGCAGGAGAAGATAACATGGAAATAACAGAGAGATTGAGAAATACCCCTACCGGGTTGATCGTGTTGGTAGGTGACATGAGGATCGTCGTGGAAAAGTACAGGCCGTACCACAACGGCCAGAACAAGATCCCGTGCAGGGGATGCGTCTTCCGGGAAGATGGGGCGAGATTCTGCGAATACAGCAAGGCTTGCATGGCCCATCTGAGACCGGATCATGAAAGCGTGGTATTCGCTAAAACCAAGGAGATATGACACATGGATCATTATTTTCTGGCGTGGGCGGTTTTGACCTTGCCGCCGAATGGATGGGATGGGAGAACCTGTTCCATTGCGAGATTAACGAGTGGTGCCAAAAGGTACTGAGGTTTCATTTCCCAAAAAGCATTCAATATGACGATATTACAAGAACTGATTTCACTCCGTGGAGAGGGAAGGTTGACGTACTCACAGGAGGATTCCCCTGTCAGCCATTTTCAACGGCAGGAAAGCGAAGGGGAGCGGAAGATGACCGTTACCTCTGGCCGGAAATGCTTCGGGCAATACGGGAGATACGACCCGCTTGGGTCATTGGTGAGAACGTTGCTGGAATCACCAGCATGGTACAACCCGGCAGTGAGGTTACGGTGGAAAGTCAAGCCTCTTTGTTTGAAACGTCTGACAAGGAAACGCTACTCGAACAAGAATACATTATCGAGACCGTCTGATCTTGAGCGTGAGGGATATTCCGTCCAACCGGTTGTTATTCCGGCTTGCGGTGTCGGAGCCCCGCACAGGAGGGACAGGGTATGGTTCATTGCTTCCGACCGTTCAGACGCAAGGATTGAAGGTTTGCGACAAGAACGGGAAAACGAAATTCATGGACGTGAGTCTACTTCCCACTCCAACGGCACAAGATTTCAGGCGAAGGGGACCGAACAGCAAACAACAGGGATTGCCGGAAGCCGATTACAAGGGCTTATTACCAACGCCGAAGGCAAACAGTTGGAAAACACCTTGCGAGCATGGAGAAGGATCACCGGATCTACAAACTTATATCGCAAAAAAGATTGGAGAAACTTCCCAACTCAACCCCCTGTTCGTTTCAGATATGATGGGATTTCCAATAATGTGGTGCGATATATAAAAACAGAAGTCTACGATGCCATCAAAAAACATATCAGAAGAGAAGATTTGCCCTGTGTGTGGGAAAACTTTCAAAAGAAGGAGATTCGGAAACAGATTGGAAGATTATACGAGATTCCAGAACCGGATTTATTGCTCGAAGTCTTGCAGCGCACATCGAAAGATGAACGACATGAACAGAGACAGATCGGTATTTCACAATTTAGCGAGGAAACATCTGAAAGAGTGTTGCGCTATTTGCGGAACTACGGAACATTTGCAAGTTCACCACTTGGACAGAAATATAAAGAACAATTCTTTAAGCAATTTGGAGACTTTATGCCAGAGCTGTCACATGAAATTGCATTGGCGACTAAGAAGATTGTCGAAGAATGCGAAAGGACAGCTTCCTATGTCAGGCAAGAGTCAATAAAATCCTATGGAAATGCGATAGTTCCACAAGTAGCATTTGAGATATTCAAGGCGATAGAAGCATCAATTCATTCATCATAGTTGAATGCTGCATTCATCTATGATAAGAGTAATAAAAATAATTACAGCAATGGAAAAAGAAACTATAAAGAACAAATTATTTGAGATCATAAAGAGTAGACTTTTTCACAAAGATACGCCACTTACGATGGAATCCAAGCTGGAGGATGATCTATGGATGGACAGTCTTGACGAGATAGAGTTATTAATGGAATTAGAGAAAGAGTTTGGCATATCGATCCCTGATGATGATCCCGGACGATGCCTTACCGTAAAGGACGTTGTTGATTATATAATCCGGAGGATGGAAGAATGAGACAATACAACGATTGGGAAGAGATCGACAAGGACACAAACGGCCTTGTCACCTCGCTAACCTACATGGTGCTTTTCTTGAACGACCAAGTGTATAACTACACGGTATCACTCATGGAGGCCATAAGGAATAGCGAGCACTACAGGCATAACGCAAAACGGACGGCCAACGCTATCGAGAGGGGGATAAACGCTTATAACACTAACATCTTCCGGATAGCCAAGGCCAACAAGGAGGCGTTAGCCGAGATAACGCAAAGCATGGAGGAGGACGTGCAGCCTCATATAGACCGGTATTACTACACGATCAGCCAGATATTGCTGGATCACGGGGTATCCGGTTCGGCGAACAGGATAGCATCCCTGTCATCCACGATAAACATGTTGGCGCAGATGTCTAGGATCACGATATACGATTTCGGCGAAAGGATGCGGGGAATCGTCCCCTTGGCGTACAATCCCCTGTCCTATCTAGATTTGGGCAGGGTGGAGTTCCTAAGTGACCGGTTATCAAGCGAGGTCGCCGGGAAGGACGTGAGAATAAACTTAAATGAGCATCCCGGGATAGTGAAGGCGTTCACGGCGATAACGAACGCCTTGCTAAGGCCGGAGGTCTTTGAGAAGGCTTTTGACAGGGCGGGATAATTTTTCAAGGATTTTATTTGGCGTTTTGGAAAGAAGTGGTACATTTGCAGCGAACTTCATACACATAGGCAAGCGGAAGCCTGCCGTATATAGCGGGCATTTTTTATGCTTGTAAGATCGTTGCATCTATATGATATAGCGGTTGTTTCTCCCGTGTGGAGCGTTAATGCGCCCACTGCCTATGTGGTGAAGTTCAACGGGTCGGAAGCAACCGCTTTTCGCTTGCCCTGCTAAATAGGGATGCAGCACAAAACTTTCCTGTAATGCCTAAAGAACTTCAAAAATGGCAGAAATTACAACAAACGTAGGGGCGTTAATCCCCATTAATGAGAGAAATGGCAAGAAAGCCGTTAACGCGAGGGCACTTCACGTGTTCTTGGAGAGTAAACAAAAATTCACTGATTGGATCAAAAACAGGATTGAAAAATGCGATCTTATTGAAAACGTGGACTATGTTACAGCTTCCGAAAATTATGAAACTGCAAATGGAGGTTATTCCACAAGGACAGAATACGCATTGACAATTCAATCGGCAAAGGAAATCTCCATGGTGGAAGGAAACGAAAAGGGGAAACAAGCCCGTCGTTATTTCATCGCTTGCGAGGAAGAATTCAACAAACCTTTATCACCTTCCGAACTTATTCTCAAACTAGCTCAAGTAAACGTCGAAAACGAGAGGAAGATAAAAGAGCTTGAGTATAAACAGCTAAAGCTGGAGTCTACAATCGAGGAGATCGGACTACCACCGATCTGAAAAGATCGACTATCGTAGCTTACGTGTCACGAAACAATATCAAGCTTGATGTCCAACGATACGGGGCGATGGGGAGAAAGGCAAGCTCTTTATGCAAGAAAAGGGGTGTCGAGATAACCAAGATCCCGGACATTCGATGGGGAAACGTGAGCGTATTTCCGGATGATATACTTGACGAGGTGTTTAACCGTAAAAACTGATCGTTATGTGCGAGGTGAATCTTGATTATATCCATACTTATGATATGAGCGTGGAAGAGATAGAAAGATGGGAAAAAGACCATAATTCGATAGTACTGATCGGAGCGTTCGGAGAAACAATAGAGATATATCCATCGTATTCGTACGCAGTAGACGAGAACCATAAGCCTATTCCCGGAACGGAGAAACCCGTATTATCCATATCTGCGTGCACAGAAGACGCAGAAGAGGAATTCATGTTCTCTATGTCTGATAAAGACAGAATCAAGCGTCTTCGTGACTACTTGAACGATTACTTAGAAGGCCGTATAACACCTAACATTTCATTCCATGTTATCTAAACAATACGATTTCACGTCCTTCAACGAGTTCATTAACAAGGTTATCAATCCATCGGAAATGTGCGAACAATTGACAGACCTTGTATTCAATTACTCATGGTGCATCAACGAGGAAACGGTGGATCGTTTCAAGGACGATATCGCCACTATCTATATGTTGCTTGGGGAGTTTAAGAAACTTGCCGAGCAAAACTAATACTTACCCGGGGTATCCTTCCATTGGATACCCCTTTAAATCAACAGGAGAAAATTAGCATGAGAAATAAAGAACTAATCGCTCTTCTCCAAGAGCAAGATCCGGAAGCGGAGGTAATTATAAAAACATCCGATGACTATACCTACGATATAGTGGACGTTACGTTTGAGGAACAAATTGAGTGCGTAGTTATTCATGAGGGATAAAGCATGAAGAAAATAATGTTCAATGATAAGTACGGTCTGACACAGGCCGTACTTGACGGTCGTAAGACCTTTACGAGAAGAATAATAGACTACTCGAGAAACAAAGTGTTCTTGGACTTGCTGGGTGATGAGTACTACATGAAACATGAAGGAGCGTTGTCTTATGATTACGATGATGACGTGTTGAGAATTGATGATGATTTTGACTGTTACATTTTAAAACCTAAATACAAGATCGGTGAAAAGGTAGCCATAGCGCAAAGTTACAGTCAATGCGGCAATTTTCCAGATTATGAACTCGATGAAGACGGTTATCCCGTAATGACTAAAAGAAGCGGATATTTCAATAAGATGTTTACTCGTGCAGACCTCATGCCGCACCACATCCGTATTACTAATATCAAAGTTGAGAGATTACAGGATATATCATACGAGGACTGTTTGAATGAGGGAGTAACGATGACTATGCACAAATCCGCCGACGGTGAATGGTGGAGATATTATTTTCCTAATGGGCAGTACAAGGGATATGATACCCCATTAGAGGCTTTCTCCTCATTGATAGATTGCGTCTATGGTAAATATACGTGGGATTCTAATCCTTGGTGTTTAGCTTATGAGTTTGAATTAATTAAATAAAACAATCATGATGAATCAAATTTGCACTAATAAAGAACAATCATCCCGGCTATTAGAGGCCGGGGTGAGACCGGGGACTGCGGACATGTATTTGGATGAGTTTGAATTGCCGGTCGCATTTGAATATAGAAGGATTGAAGGGCACGTGGATCAAGATATGGCATTCCCGGCTTGGTCTCTATCTAAATTGATAGATATGCTTCCTGCCACGATTTCACAACGCAACCGACCCGATTTAAGTTTGGAAATCACAAAAGATAGCGTGTATTGGTTCATCCAATACACAGAACTGGGATACGACTGCAAGCATGAGGTTATGAAAAAGAATGTCTTAGATGCTGTTGTGAATATGATTGAATGGCTTATCAAGGAAGGATGCCTTGACAATAAATACCTATCGGTTAAATGCGGCGATTGCCGACTTATCGAGGATGAAGACGCTAACGGGGAAGCTTGGTGTTCATTTCACCAAAAGCCAACAATGTGCGATAGTAGAGCTTGTGAGGATATTTTAAAGAAAGGAGTACAAAATGCGTGAGATTAAATTCAGAGGAAAAAGTACGACTAGCGGGAAATGGGTACATGGTATGCTTACGACACTAAAGGATTTAGGGGCACAAATGCAAGATATGATAATCATAAAAAAGGAAGGAGTATTCAATGAAGGCTCTGCCTCTCCGTTTTTTATGGAATGGGATTACATTCATAAAGACACCGTAGGCCAGTTCACAGGCTTAAAAGACAAGAGCGGAAAGGAGATTTACGAGGGGGATTTAATAAAAGCCCCAAGCGGACGTATTTATGCCGTTATATTCTCAACATGGAAACATGAAGAGAAAAGAGAGTTTCCCAAAGTAATTGACTTGTATGAACATACAGGATGGTGCATATCCCTAGATGGGGTTAATCCATGCGAACTGCTAGACTCAGAGGTGTGCCAAGGAAGTGTTATAGGGAATGTTTATGACAATCCCGAATTGCTGAAAGGAGGTAATGATGAAAGCAACATATAATACCATCGATTGGGAACAGCGTAGGTACGAGCTTGCTAAAAGCGCCATGAATGGTATTTTAAGTGATGAAAATGAGGGGGGTTATGCTTGTTCTGAGGTAAAATACGGGGAAAACGAAAAACATACGACTCCAAAGGCTGTCGCTCAATATGCGGTTGCTTGTGCAGACGCACTGATAGAGGAATTGAGGAAAGGAGGATCAAATGAAGAATAAGATCGAATGCTTGATAACCTCCATACTGATAGTTCTTTCTTTCGTGTTCATCACATGGGCTATAGGGCTTATCATCCCAAGGTACTGGATTACGATTGCCTTTTTGGTTTACGGTATATATCTCATCTATGGTATTCTCAACCCAAAGAAAAAATACTACTTCGCTTCGTATTGGCTTCCCGGGGGAGAGAGAGGACGGATATTCATCGCATGCGATAAGTTTAAAGTCTGGGAAATGGAAGAGAATATAGCCAAGGATAAAAGAGTGGAAAATGCGGTCATTGACTATTACAGACAGATTTCCAAGGAGGAATATAAAATTCAAACAGATAAATAAATATGAGCAAGATTGATTTCAACGCACTCCGTGACCGTGCGTACAAATGCGCATGCGAGCACGGGTTTCATGGGACGGAGTTAAGCAATGGGCATCTTATGATGCTAGTGATAACAGAGCTTTCGGAAGCCGTTGAAGCGGATAGGAAAGGAAAATATTTCAAAGGTATATCGACTTTTGAGCGTGAGTTTAACCGTTATTACGCTTTAGTTGATGAAAACAAGTGTTTTGAACGCGCATTTGAGAAATATGTCAAGGATACAGTACCCGATGAAATGGCCGATGCGGTTATCCGCTTGCTAGACCTTGCCGGATCTATAGATATCAGCCTTGATGATATCTACGATTTAACGAATGAACCGAAATATAAAGACTGGGATGATGCTTTAAAGGAAATGTCTTTTACTGAGAGGATGTTCTTTTTAACATCTATCCTAACCAACGATGGGGATATAGCCGAAGTTATCAAGGCTTCTATCGTAATTATATTTCTTAATGCGGACTTGCTGTATATAGATCTCTTATGGCACATTGAACAGAAACAAAAATATAACGAATTAAGGCCATATAGACATGAAAAAAAATATTGATATGGGAAATATATATAAGTTATGACAAAACAAGAATACCAACAACGATTTCAAGATCTAAATAATCAGATTGAGAAACTAAAACTTGAATACGTAAATTCTCTACCATTCAAAAAGGGGGATTTTGTTCGGGTAAACAACAATGGCAAGTATATTGAAGCATATATCGAAGATGTATTTATGCCGATATATGATTTGTCAGGGAATCGATTTAATCTTTTGGTGGAAGATAATGAAAATAACGAATATTGCTATGTTATAGCGTATATACAGATTGAAGATATTGAAGTTATAAAAAGAGGAAAAGACAATGAGCAAGATTGATACGGGGCAGACTGTAGAAGAAGCGGCTCTTGATGCCGCTTTATTTGAAGATTATTGCTATAATGAGGATTTACAACCTTACTATATTGAGGGATTCAAGAGGGGTGCCGAATGGCAGGCAAAGCAATCCACGTGGGTAAGCGTGGAAGAACGGTTACCGGAAAATCAAGACATAGTCTTGGTTAGAGGTGAGTACGGGGGCAAAGCTACCGCTTACCTACATAGCAAGGATAGCGGCTTTATCGTTTACGGGGAGGACGCTTATAAGGTATTCGGGGAGATTACCCATTGGTGCCATATTCCCGATCTAGAGGAATAGTATTAACTGAGCCTTCATGAGAAGGCTCATAATTAAAAAATAACGAATCATGAGCAAATATACATCGAAACAAATTGCCGAATCTGACGATCTGTTTGAGAAACAAATACGGAAAGTCAGAAAGTTTTATTTGAGTCGTAATCCCGATAAAATGATGATGCTTGAAGAAAGAAAAGCCGTTATCAAAGAACGGAATAAAGGTCTTTCCCCGGAATATGACAAGGAGTATTATTGTGGAACCTGTGGAGCAAAAGACGGTGCGGAGCATCCTAAAACCGGATATTGCTTTCACTGTGATACTGATAACTGGATTTCAAAGAATAACTAACAGTTAAGAATATAAAGTATGAAGAACGAATATTTCAACATGATATGCCAGAAGGCTCCCGAAGGGAAAATGATAATAATGGCCGTTGTTCCGGATAATCTTCTGGGTGAAGGATTGCCTCCCATTTTTGAAGTTCAGGCGGTAAAGCTGGTTCCAACAATTTACACCGGGACCTATCCTACAATCAAGGTTATCTCTGAGACAATCAAAGATAGATCGGATTTGCAAGGTAAAGGTATTAATGGTATAGTCTCCGGAGAAAATTGGTATAATGTATCAAAAGAGGATAAGAACACTTACGGAATTAACATCTAAGAAAATATGAATAAAACAGATCGAATAGAACGTATTAGGAGCGATATTGACCAGCAAATTAGTTGTTGCCATCATCGAATTGACATCCTCAATAAGAGGAGAAATAAACTCATAGGAATAAGCAAGAACATCTTTGATCCTCATGCCCTCATACCAATTTGGTATGATGACATTGAAGAGTGGATAAAAGGACATCCATTCCCCAAAACATGTATTGATATGGTGTATCCAAACAAAGAAATTGCTTTCAATAACTCTTTAGCATGTAATACATATCAGATAGATTACCACATTGTAAAATGCAAACCTCGTGAATATTATATAGATAAGTATTTAAAATAAACAATTAGAAATCATGAGTAAAAGTAATCATCAAATCGAAGTTGAAAAACTTAGCAAAATAGAATCTGAACTGCTCAGATTAATATCTGACTCGGGAAACGAGGAATTACAAAATAAGTTTCTTGAGTGGCAGAGACAAAGAGCTATCTGCAATGTGTCATTGGTTACGGAATTAGAGCATTCTATTAATAATAAATAATCATGAGATTAAGACACGCCAGCATATGTATTGGACGGAGGCCGGGAAGAAGTTCATCCTTGATTTGTATAACCTTAAAATTTCAGCCTAATGAGAGATAAACCTTTTTATGAGCTGTTATCACGCATAGATGATGACAGTTTATTGGCCAACTTTTTCAATAAGGTGTTAGGGAATTTGGATATGGCGAGAATCATATCCGCACCCCGTACTTTTCGTCATAAAGATGATGAAAATAGCCGATATTGCATTGATCTTTTTTATGATACATGCTTGTGGGAAATGTATCTTCATCAATTCATATACAAGCTGAATGGATGGATAAAAACACTGGATGAATACCTGACAGAGTTTGGTGGGAGCTGGAAATATTACGCTTCCTCGAAACGTGTCGAGAGCGTTAATGAATATGGCGGCGATGACGATGACTATAACGAGGATGGAAGCGTGAAAGTCATGGATATTCCCAATGACAGGCTTGAGCCTTACTCAGTCATAAGGGAGTTGGTCTGTGATGATTGGACAGATATAGTTCAAGAGACCATCCCGAAAGATTTGGAGAGGCTATACGGATGCCTACAAGCAGAGGCTAATTTATCCATAGCGGATTTTTTCAAGGACAAAATGGGAGTTGATATACCTATGTATCAAAAAGATGATAACGGTAATATGGTTAAGATGGGATTCGCAGACAAAGTATTGCATAAGGCCGCTGAACAGAACAATTCAGAGGTCATGGGATC